CCCGTTATGGTCTGGTTGCTAACCCATTCGCTGAAGGAACAAACCAAGGCCTGGGTCGCCTTCGTGTCAACTCCAACCGTTACTACAGACGTGTTGCAGTCAAAAATTTAATGTGAAGATTGTTCACATTTTCACTGGAGACCTTCGGGTCTCCTTTTTTTATGTCTACATAATGTAAAGAACCTATTTAATCATTATGGCATATATCTACCAGGCAACCAATAAAGTCAATGGTAAGAAATATATTGGTCAAACAACTTACGACAAGTTGAGAAAAAGAATTAGCACGCACTGGTGGTATGCAAATAATAGTGATTCAAACTTACCATTTCCAAACGCCCTTCGTAAGTATGGTAAAGACAACTTCGACTGGACTATATTAGAAGAGTGTAATACAGACCAGAGAGGTCAAAGAGAGATGTATTGGATAGATAAAATCAAACCAGAATACAATGCAACACTGGGTGGAGACGGGGGAAGCCTTGGTCGCCCCTGTCCTGAACACGTCAAAGAAGCAACCAGACAAGCAAGAATAGTCTCTGTAATGGATAAAACTACTGGCAAGACATACTCTTCAATGAAGGAGGCAAGAGAGGATACAGGTGTTTCAGAGAGTATTATAAGCAGACATATCAATAAGTACCAGGGTCAAAAAAGATGGATTAGAATGTAATAAAAGGGTCTCTTTTTTTTATGCTATACAATAAATAAAATTAACCATCTCACATTCCATGAAGTTTATTAAATGGACTGCAAGTGGACTAGGAATCATTATAGCAGTTGCACACATTGGAATTCTTGGTCACCTAATCAAAAAAGAACCAGTCAAAATTAATTATCCTCCATCTGGGGATTACACAACTTATTCTGTAAAAGTCAATGCTGATGGAAGTTACACCATTGACTATAAGTCTCATGATCCCAAGGTGTTAACTTCGGACAATTACACCGATTCATCAAGAGGTGTGTTTGGAATAGGTGGAAGATCCACTACAACAAGATCCACACAATTTGTTCCTGGAACTAAGTCTGATAATCAGGCAGGAGTAGATGGTGAGGGAAAGGGGATTGTGAAATCCGAAGAGTGCATCAAGGCGGAAGGTGGAGGAGAATCGAATGGTGCCCTGATCGGAAGTAGTTTGGCTGCATCTGCTGCATCATCACTTACAACTGTTCCTTATGTTGGATGGTTGGCTGCTGGTTGGTTAGTTCTTTTTGGTCAAGAAGCTGGATCACAAATTGGTGGTGAAATAGCCACATCGGTGAAGGGTTGTTGATAAATAACTAAAAAACCATAATGGCAGTTCAAAAACCCATTGCAACGCAACCTGAAAATAGAAACTTTCTTGCACCAACTGGGTTTCGATTTCAAGTCAATCGTGCACCAACTGTATCTTATTTTGGCAACCGTGTCAACATCCCATCAATGACAATGGGTGTTGCCAATTTCAACAATTATTTAAATAACATCCCACTTCCTGGAACTAATATTGATTTTGAAGATCTAACACTTTACTTCTTAGTGGATGAGGATCTTCAGAACTATATGGAAATTCAAACTTGGATTCGTGGAATTGGATTTCCAGAAAGTCTTCAGGAGATTTATCGTTGGCAGAATCAAGATGAAGCAATTATCTCTCAACCTTATGGGACACAATTGAATCTTTATTCAGATGGAACACTGACTATTTTGGATTCACAACAGAAACCAAGTTTCAAAGTGAAGTTTGAGAATCTATTTCCTACCAATCTATCAACTCTTGACTTTGATGCTCAACAAACTGACCTTCAATACTTTACAGCATCAGTCTCTTTCAAGTATACTATCTATCATATAGAACCAATTACAACCTGTTGTTAATGATTGATTTGGAGACCATTCAGAAGATGTGGTCTGAGGATGCAAAGATTGACCCTGATAACTTACACACAGAGTCTCTTAACATCCCAGTTCTTCACTCTAAGTATTTTGATTTGTATAATAATGTTTCTTTGTTGAGAAAGAAGGCTGAACAACAGAGAAAAAACATTCGTCATGAAAGGTATGAATATTTTTCAGGTAAGGCAGACCCTGATGTTTATGTTCAAAATCCCTTTCCTAAAAAGATACGTGATAAAGATACCATGCAAAAATATATGGATGCTGATGAGAAGTTATCCAACGCATCTCTCAAGATTGAATATTATGATACAATGTTGAATTATCTTGAGGAGATTTTGAAAATGATTTCTTCAAGAACTTATCATATCAAAAATGCAATTGATTATCAAAAGTTTGCATCAGGTTTAGGTTAATGGAAGAAAACTACATTCTAGATCTTTCAATTGAGGATGTCCATCTTCTTTATGATTGTGTTGTTAGGAGAATTGAAACCTGGGAAGGTCATCCATCAAGACATCCATCAGAACAAGAACATCTTCATTATTTGAAAGATTGGTTGTATAGATTGATCTTAGAGTATAAGTTTAACAATATGTGATAAATACAACTGGTAAGTCTGGAACCCATGCCCTTCCAAATCACAAAGACAAATCGAATCACCAGTGAGACAACATATTATGTTGATGAAACTCATTGGTCTGGTGATGCAAATGATAGAACCACCTTTGCTACAGAAAATGAAGCTAATACAAAAAACTCTGAATTGAATTCAAAAGGTTTTAGTGGGACTGTTTCTTCCTGTTAATTTACTAATAAATAAGACAGGTGATAACCTTTATGAATGGCAGATTTGATTATCCAAAAGGTAAATGAAGTTTACCTGAAGATAGAAACTGAACCTCACATTGAACATGAACTTAGGGACCGCTTCACATTTGAAGTCCCCAATATGAAGTTTATGCCCCAGTATCGGAAAAGAAACTGGAACGGAGAGATTCATCTTTATGATATGCGTACTAAGCGTATCTACTGTGGTTTATTAGATAAAGTTGTTGCATTCTGTGAGAATGCGGGTTACTCATATCAGTTTGAAGATAATAAATTTTATGGGTTACCTTTTGAAGTCAATGAGATGATTTCAAAAGAAGGTGTTAAAGATTATATAAGTTCAATTACACATATCAAACCAAGAGATTATCAAATTGATGCTGTTTATGATGCATTGAGATATAACAGAAAACTTCTTATCTCACCTACTGCATCTGGTAAGTCTTTTATGATTTACTCATTGGTAAGATTCTTTGTTGGAATGAAAAAGAAGATTCTACTTGTGGTTCCAACTACATCACTTGTAGAGCAGATGTATAAAGACTTCATTGAATATGGATGGGATGCAGAGAATCATTGTCATCGCATCTATGCAGGAAGAGATAAAACAAACACCAATGAAGTTACCATTACAACATGGCAATCTGTTTATAAGTTAGAAAAGAGTTTCTTTGAAGATTATGATGTAGTCATGGGTGATGAGGCACACCTTTTTAAAAGTAAGTCTCTCATTACCATTATGAACCACTTACATCATGCTAAGTATAGGTTTGGGTTCACAGGAACTTTAGACGGTACACAGACCCATAAATGGGTGTTAGAAGGGTTGTTTGGACCATCATACAAGGTCACTGGTACTAAGAAGTTAATTGATCAAGGACATCTTGCAACTCTTGACATTCAATGTTTAGTTTTAAAACACAAACCACAAAAGTTTGATTCTTATGAAGATGAAATTCAATTCCTGATTTCAAATGAAAAAAGATCAAAGTTTATTTCTAATCTTGCAATTGATTTGAAAGGAAACACTTTGGTTCTTTATGCAAGAGTGGAAACACATGGGGCCATTCTTTATGAAATGATAAATAACAATGTAGCATCAAATCGTCAAGTTTTCTTTATCCATGGTGGTGTGGATGCTGAAGATCGAGAACTTGTTAGAAAAATCACTGAAGAACAAGATGATGCAATTATTGTTGCCTCTTATGGCACCTTCAGCACAGGAATTAATATTAAAAACTTACACAATGTAATCTTTGCCTCTCCATCCAAATCTCGTATACGTAACCTTCAGAGTATTGGTAGAGTCCTAAGAAAAGGCAAAAACAAAGTGAAAGCAAAACTTTATGACATTGCTGATGATACAACAATTCGGAGTCATAAAAACTACACTCTGAATCATTTTATTGAAAGAGTTAAGATATACAATCAGGAGCAATTCAATTACGACATTATATCAATTCAGATAAAGGAGTAAACATGGCAATTGAAGATGACTTTTATGCAACAGTAAAGTTTAAGTATAGTGGTGAAGAAGTTTTTGCAAAGGTAGCAGCATCTGAAGAAGAGAATGGAACTGTTCTTCTTCTTTCAAATCCAATTACAGTTGAAGAAATCATTGTAAGAGGAAGACCATATGGTTACAAAATGGAACCTTGGTTAAAGACTTCAAGTGAAGATCTTTTTGTAATTGATATGGATGATGTTCTCACAATGTCTGAATCATCTAATGTAGAGATGATCAGTTACTATCAAGACTTCTGTCGTAAGATAAACAAAGGTTCAACTGAAAGTACTATCTCTCGTGAAATGGGTTACTTAGGAAGTGTAGAGGACACTAAGAAATCCCTTGAGAAGATCTTTAAAAACCCAGTGAATCCAAAGGACCCTTAAAGTACTTTAAGTAGTCCCATTCAAACTCGACAAACCTATTCTAGTCAAAAACAAAACCTAGTGACAAGTCCTGAAAAAATGTTATAATAAATTCATGAATAAAAAGGTTTTATGTCAACACAAACTTATGGTGTAATGAAGAAAGTAAGGAATAAAGAACACTATGTGAATAACAAAGATTTTCTTGATGCTTTGATGAATTATTTTGCTGAAGTTGAAAGAGCAAAGTTGAATGATAAACCCAAACCACAGATTCCAACTTACATTGGTGACTGCTTTCTAAAGATGGCTAATCATCTTTCTTATAAACCAAACTTTGTCAATTACATGTTTCGTGAAGACATGATTTCTGATGGAATTGAGAATTGTGTTCGCTACATTCATAATTTCAATCCAGAGAAGTCAAAGAATCCTTTTGCTTACTTTACTCAAATCATTTACTTTGCTTTCCTGAGACGCATCTCCATGGAGAAGAAACAGTTGGAGATTAAGAATAAGATTTTGGAAAGAACAGACTTTGATGAAGTCTTTGATGCAAATGATCTTGACAGTCAGAACTATTCAGACTATAACTCAATTAAAGATGCAGTGCATTCAAAACTTCGTTATAATAACTGATGCCAAATGAGTAAAACATTTATTGGGAACTCTTGTAGAACTTGCGGCGGAACTGAGAGATATCTTAGTGGTAACAAAGGATGTGTTACTTGTGCTAAGGAGAACTCTAAACGCCGTGTAAAGGCTGCAGCCGAATGGAAGAGAGAAAATAGAGATAAAGTAAATGAAAACAATAGGCTTAGATATAACAGTCTAAGTCCAGAAGAAAAGAGAAAAAGATTAAGACGCCAACAACTTGCCCTCTATGGATTGTCATTAGAAGACTACAATAAGATGTTACAAGAGCAAGGAGGTGTATGCGCCTGTTGTGGAAAACCTGAACTAAAGGAAGGTCGCACAAGTTTATGTGTTGATCACAACCACGACACAGGAAAAGTCCGAGCCTTACTATGTGACTACTGTAACAGAGGCATTGGATATTTCACTGACAATATTGACAAACTGCAAGATTGTGTGTTATACTTACAAAAATATGATCGATCATGAAAGTTGCCGTTATAACTGACACTCATTACGGCTGTCGTAAAGGGTCCAAACTATTTCATGATTACTTTGAACAGTTTTATAAGAATGTTTTCTTTCCAACTTTAGATGAAGAAGAAATCACCACGGTAATT